CCCGAAGCACGCTAAACGAAGAGAGATACTCTACTTCATGTACACGCCCAAAATGTTCTGTTTTAAGGTAGACAGATAAGCCACGACTTTTGGCCCAGGAGTTAAACTCTCCCACCTCTGTCCACTTTGCATAATCGGGAGTTGCACCATCAACGGAGTCATCTCCGTGAAAATCAAAGGCGAAATTCTCATCAATCTCGTCAATGGTCAGACCTTTGTCTAACAGGTGCCAATATCGAAAAAATGCCATAATGATGGTATTCACCCAAATAGTCCACGAGGCACCACTAGGGTTACACCCCCACTTCCAACAACCTACTCCGTCGCCGAAGACACAGGGTGATTCCTTCCACCTATCACATAGCAATCTGAACAAAAATCTACGGGTACCCACCGCTTCCCCGCAGATATATACTTGTTTCGTATCATCGATGAAGGGCGAAACGACTTCATACAAGACGTCGTACATCCAACTTTCTATTGAACCTTCAAACTTAAAGCCGTCTTTATCACGGCATTCAGTCGCCCAATGCGGCCATCGTTTGATACGATAGTTCCAGCCACCATGTTTAGTAGACATACCTACAGTAAACGGTAACTTCCGCCAATTTTTACACAACTGGTCAGAAACGTCTCCTAAAGCAACGATGGCTACGATATTTTCTTCAACCAGACCGGCCATAAAGGCACGGACTTGGTCAGATTCTAACTTCTTAAGGGAGCGGATCTCCTCCTTGGGTGATACATTCCATATGCATTCACCATGGCGGATCCACCACAAAACTGCGGCTTCATGATCCACGTGATTAACCCAATCTCTTCTTGTCTTATACAATTTATTCCAGGGAAAACCTGGTGAGCTTAAAGGGTCCAACGCACGATAGGCTTCATGATACTCCGGGCCGGTAACCACTTCTGGAATACCGACTGAAATTATGTCTTTGAGTTTCTGTATCGAGCCAAGGATACTCCTATCCGAGGTCCAATCCCGGGGAACTTCTGTATTTGACCATTTACTAAAGTCCATATACAGAGCATTTAAATTAGGCAAACTAACAGCGAAATCAATCCTTTCTCCCCAGGCATTATTGATTAAGCTGCGCATAACCGCATCTGGTTGAACACGGTTACGCATATTAGAATATTTCTTTAAATAAAACAAAGGGTAATGTACAGGGGACAATTTATCATAATGACGATCCTCCACATAGTGCGACAGACCAATCTCCATGCCTAAAATTTCTTCATAATGTTGGAAAATTCTGTCGACCGCGCCCCGCCGTTCCTCGGCGGAGCGCGACCCTAGTTTTTTGGCTGCTCCGGAACCAACACTGACGGACGTTTCTGCTCCGTCTGCGCTGGCGCTGGCACCGCTTCCGCGTGCTGAGCTCGTACTATTAAAGTGCGATCCATTACAACCTTTTGTTCCGATGCACCGTCAATTCGACCACGCTGATAGGCTTCTTCTACACTCACTTGTTTTTAAGCTCCTTTTTGCCTCTCATGGTAGTCCTGAACGCACAACTTATTGGCGTCCTTGACAGCTTGTTGGGCCGGTGGCATATAAGCCGCCTCTCTAACCCCAACATGTCGGAACATACAACGTTTATCATTTACCCAAAATTGCGGCGCTTTCTCTTTACATTGCTCATAGGTACCGTTTTTACACAGTCCTTTCCACAATTTGGGTTCAGTTGATTCAGGTTTTTTTCCACGCCCAATATCAACTGTCGCGTAATCACTAGGCTCGAATCTTTTATTCGTTCGAGCAAAATTTCCTGGGGTATGAGCATTATCACGGCGTCGATTAAATCGCTCGCCAGCACGCCCTTGACCACGGTCAAAATCACGTTCACGTTTTTCACCACCATCATAAGACTCCTTCTTCAAAGGTTTCTTTTTAATTTCTTCTTTCGTCTCATGATAAGGTGCTTCTAGATCCCAACCATACTCCTCCTCAAAGGATTCAGGTTTATTGGGTCTAGGTTTAACTTTATTTACAGTTACCACATCCAGTTTAGTAACAGGGGTAACCTTCGGGACAAAGTTATAAAACCAATCACTAAAAGCACTTTCAC